AATCCAATATTTAGGTATGCGCCATTGGAAACTCGCTCTTCTCCTGGATCCGATGATCGCATTCCTGTGGTTGGTGTTGACATGGAAGAGGCTGAAAAAATTGGTCTTATTAAAATTGATGCATTAGGTCTTAAAACTTTAAGTGTGGTTAAAGATTGTATTGATATGATTAAAATAAATCATTATAAAGATATTGATCTTTTATCTCTTGATATGGCAGATCCTAAAGTATATGAGATGCTTTCAGACGGGTATACAAAAGGCGTATTTCAGTGTGAAGCAACACCATATACAAATCTTTTAGTAAAAATGGGGGTAAGAAATTTTAATGAATTGGCAGCATCAAATGCTTTAGTTCGTCCAGGAGCCATGAATACTATTGGAAAAGATTATATTGCCCGCAAACATGGTAAACAAAATGTCTCCTATATTCACCAAATCATAAAAGAATTTACCAGTGATACATATGGGTGTATCCTATATCAGGAACAGGTTATGCAGGCTTGCGTTTATCTTGGTGGAATGACAATGGCAGAGGCTGACAAAGTTCGTAAGATTATTGGAAAGAAAAAGGATGCAAAAGAGTTCAATCTATTTCAAGATAGGTTTGTTGCTGGGGCAAGTAAGTACATATCTCCTAACCAGGCCTTGGACCTTTGGCATGATTTTGAAGAACATGCGGGGTACTCGTTTAACAAGAGCCACGCAGTTGCTTACTCTACTCTCTCGTATTGGACGGCGTGGTTAAAATATTATTATCCTCTTGAGTTTATGTTTTCTCTTCTTAAAAATGAAAAAGATAAAGATGGCAGAACAGAATATCTTATTGAAGCAAAACGCATGGGGATTTCAATTAAATTACCACATATTAATGATTCAGATTTAGATTTTAAAATTGAAGGTAAGGGTATTCGTTTTGGACTAACTGGTATTAAATTTATTTCAAATAATATTGCACAAAAATATATTAATGCAAGGCCATTTACCAGTTATAAACAACTTGAAGACTTTACATTTACAAAAGGAAATGGAGTAAATAGTAGAGCATTAAATGCATTAAAACTAACTGGCGCAGCAACATTTCCTGATAATCCTCGCAATGATGAAGATATAAAGGAAAACCTTTATGAATATTTAAATCTTCCAGAATTTAATATTTCTATTCCATCTCACTATCATGCATTTATTCAATCAATTGAAGATTTTGAAGAAAAGGGGTCATATATTTTAATGGGTATGGTTAAAACAATTAAACGAGGAAAGGGTTGGTCACGAGTTGAAATTTTGGACAAAACTGGGAGTGTTGGTATATTTGATGAAGAAGGAACGACTATTGAGACGGGTCGTACTTACTTGGTTCTTGCTAATGACAATAGGATTGTGTCTGCAATTCCTGTTGATGAAATAAAAGGGTCTTCAAATGCACTTGTTAAATTTTTAAGTTATAAACAGTTACCTTATAAAGAAGATGAAATGTTTGTTGTTTCTTTTAAACCAAGAGTTACAAAAACTGGAAAGAAAATGGCTTCTTTAACTTTAGCAGATACGGCTAGAGATTTACATTCTGTAACAGTATTTCCTACTGCATTTCCTAAAGCATATATGCACATTGAAGAGGGCAAATCATACAAATTTAGTTTTGGTAAAACCAAAGATGGAACCGTTATAATGGAGGATGTAAGTGTCAGTTAATGTAGAAGATGTATTATCACAGTTAGACCCAAGAATTAGAAAACGTCTTGGTACAGGGGAGGGTGTTAGTTTTGAGTATCAGCCAACTCCAAGTTTTGGTTTAAATCGTGCATTAGGTGGTGGCTTACCATATGGTAGGCAAGTTCTTATATGGGGAAGTAAGTCATCGGCTAAGTCTTCTATGTGTTTACAAATGATTGCTTTAGCACAAGCAGAAGGTAAGGTTTGTGCATGGATTGATTCTGAAATGTCTTACTCTGAGGACTGGGCAAAACAACTGGGGGTAGACCCAACAAAATTAATTTATTCACAAGCAAGAACTATTAGCGATATGGTAGATGTTGGGGTTGGATTGATGAATGCTGGGGTTGACCTAATCGTAGTTGATTCTATTACATCTATGCTTCCTGCTATATATTTTGAAAAAGATTCAGATGAAATGAAAGCGCTTGAGAATACAAAACAAATTGGTGCAGAATCTAGAGATTTTAGTAATGCTTGGAAAATGCTTAATTATGCTAATAATAAAGTAAAACCGACACTACTTGTTCTTATTTCACAATCAAGAAATAATATTAATGCAATGTATACAAGTCAACAGCCTTCTGGTGGTCAGGCTACTAAGTTTTATTCGTCTTGTGTTATTAAATTGTTTTCTTCTGAGTCAGAAAATCAAGCAATTAAAGGAAAGATTAAAGTAGGAGATAAATTAATTGAAGAAAAAATTGGTAGAAAAATTCGTTGGGAACTACAATTTTCTAAAACCTCTCCAGGGTTCCAATCTGGTGAGTATGATTTTTATTTTAGAGGTAACAATATTGGTATTGATGCAATAGGGGATTTGGTTGATACTGCAGAGTCAATGGGGCTAGTTAATAGAACTGGTGCCTGGTATCAATTAGACGATGGAACAAAAGTACAAGGTCGTGATGGTTTTATAGATCGTGTTAAAGAAGATTTAGATTTACAAGAACAACTTAAGAAAAAAATAATTAATGCCTGATCAAAATTTTACGGTGTATCCTGGCAAGTGGCCTTGTAAAACGTGTCAAGAAATTGTAAAAATATTAAGACTTTATGCAGAAACTGGAGATGCTACTTGGATGTGCTCACAAAAACATATTTCAAAAGTTAATTTAATTCCTTCTAAAAAAAGAAAAAGAGATTTTATTAATGACTGAAAAAAATGAATCAAAAAGAATAGGTGCAAAACAACATAAAAATTCAGGTAGAAATACTCAAAAGGGTGATGCTACTTGGAGGGGATTTGTTGTTGACTTTAAAGAAGCCAGTAAATCTTTTACATTAAATAAGGATATATGGGCTAAGGCTGTTACTGATTCTATTCAAGCGGGTAGAGACAAGTCTCCAGCCATTGTTGTAATTCTTGGAGAAGGTAATGCAAAAGTAAGACTTGCTATAATTGAAATGAACATGTTGGAACAATTAACAGAGGGGAATAATAGTGTCTGAAACAGTATCACAAAAAACAACACTTGATATGGTAAATGGTTTGACAGAAATTGCAGATTATATGCAGGATGAAGAGTTAACAATTGCTTTGACAATGATTGCAAAAATTATTATAAAGCCAGATATACCCCTTCAGGTTGCCAGCCTTGAGATAGTAAGATTACAGGCTATTGCAGCAAAAATGTCATTTAAGGCAACATGGATGGCAAATGTTGATAAATCTGACAGGGCAAAGAAAAATATATATTTTACAGCAGCACAAGCAATTAACGATTTGGTATCAGCGCTTAAATACATAATGCGCTAACCTGCTATACTTAGTATAAACAAAGGATGAAACATGGCTAAAAATTTATTAGAGCAAATTATGGTTAAAAGCACTAAAAAGAAAAAAACAAATACTAAAGAAGAAGAAGATTTTGTTGAAGGTTTGCCAACTGCTATAAATGCTGGCTATCTTGTACAAACAAAACCAAAATTTCAAAAGAAAAATAATTTTTCAGCATCTGGTTTGACCTATGGTGCAGGCGAATGTCCAAGATATTGGAGTTTAATGTTTGATGGACAAATAACCTATGATAACTCAGATGCTACTGGTGTAGCAAATAGAACACAAGGAAGTCTTGGACATGGAAGAATTCAAGATGCAATAGAGGCTTCTGGTTTACTCGCACAAGATTTAGAGTTTGATTCAGAGCCAAGGAAATATAATAAACAAACTCATCCAGCAATGGAGTTTAGAGTTAAAACTGATGATCCACCTTTTGATGGGTATGGAGATGTTATGATTGACTATAAAGGTGAGAGACTTGTTGGTGAAATTAAAACAATAAAAAATGAAGAGTTTGAATACAGGAAAATAAATAGACGACCTAAAATGGGTCACTTAATGCAATTACTAATGTATATGAAGGTTTGGAAAATGCGTAAGGGTGTCATGATTTATGAAAATAAAAACACTCATGAACTTCTTACTTTACCAGTTGTAGTAAATGAACATTATCGTGCTTGGGCAGAAGAAGCATTTGAATGGATGAAGGTAGTTTACAAAAATTGGCAAGACAAACAGTTGCCAGAAATTCCTTATCGCTCAAATTCAAGAATTTGTAAGGTATGCCCAATTCAAAAAGCATGTGCTGAAGCGGGAGATGGAACAATTAAGATTAAGCCTATGAAATTACTAAAAGATGAAGTGGACTAATCAATGTGAAATCGTGTGAAAGATGTGAGTCCCCCTTTAAACCAAAGGTAAGTTATCAAATTTATTGTGGAGATGTTTGTAGAGATCAAGCAACCAAAATAAAGATAGCAGAAAGATATCAAATAACTCGTAGACAAAAAAGAATAGGAAAAAAAAGACTTTGTCTTGGTGGTTGTGGAGAAAGACTATCAATATATAACGACTCTGGATTTTGCTCTAATTGTAATATTAACAAAAAAGAAGTAGATAAAATGTTAAAACAAATAAAAGGGTTTATTGACTATGAACAACAATGGTAGTCCAAAAACAATTTGCGCTATAGATGCAAGCACCAACAGCCTTGCTTTTGCATTGTTTGAAAATAAAAAACTAAAAACTATTGGAAAAATAAAATTTCAAGGTAACACAAACTATGAAAAGGTAATGGATGCATGCGCTAAAACAAAAGCATTCTTTGAATATTCTGGCGGATTTGAAGCAATAGTAATTGAGCATACGGTTTTTATGAATAGTCCTAAAACTGCTGCAGATCTTGCACTAGTTCAGGGTGCACTACTTGGTGCAGCAGGTTTATCTGGAACAAAACAAATAGGAACGGTAGCCCCAATTACTTGGCAAAACTATTTAGGAAATAAAAAATTAACTAAAGAAGAACAATTAAACATTAGATTAAAAAATCCTGGCAAGTCAGATTCTTGGTATAAAACATATGAAAGACAAATTAGAAAAGAAAGGACAATAAAATTAATTGAAATTAATTATGATAAAAGTATTGAAGATAATGACGTTGCTGACGCTTGTGGTATCGGTCACTGGGCTATTAATAATTGGAATAAAGCAGTAGGGGCGGTAGAATAATGCCAGAATTAAATGCAAACATACCACCAATAGAGTGCTATGTTCGTGGAAATTTTTTAAGAGATCAACTAGACAGTCATGATCAATATTTTCCATGTATTATTTTTGGTGTTTCAAGTATTAAGAGTAGAAGTCCGCTATTTCATTTTTTAATGGAAGATGGTGGTATTTGGTGGAGAATGCCTATTAATGCATTTTGCACTAAGCCAGACGTACCAGAAGAGCCTATACATAACTTAGTGTTATGGAATTCTTTTAGTTCGTATATTTCTGTAACTAAATTTGAAAATTTAAGCAATATGAAAATGTCTTACATAGATAGAAACAAAAATAACGTACCTGGAAAATATTTATTTACATTGGATTGGCATAATCCAGAAAGTAATATATTAGATGATGGGTATTCAGAAAATCCAGGACAACATAAATGTGGTCATGTTATTCAAAGAGATGATGGAAATTTTGCAATACAACCAAATAATCGGGTAAGGCTAAAAGAACCTTCTTTTGTAACAAAAAAAGATCTTGTAATACAAAGACTAATCAATACTAATAGGTGGGATGTTGAAAGTTACGATAAGTGGGTTTTAGAAGATTCAAACGCTTATAATTATGATATTAATGAGTCTGGAGTTGACAAATAATCTTATGGCTGGTAAACTGTATACAAGCGAGATTTGGCTTCGTAAGAGATATCTTATAGATAAAAAATCTCCACAGGATATTGCCAAAGAGTGTGGGGCAAGCATAGAAACAGTTTATGTCTACCTTGCAAAATTTGGATTAAGGAAATCAAAGCGATGAGTAATAATTTAAATATTACAGTTGATCAAGTCAACCATCCACTACACTATACAACTGATCCTAGCGGAGTTGAGTGTATACAAATTACACGCCATCGTAATTTTAATATTGGTAATGCCTTTAAGTATTTATGGAGAGCAGGTCTTAAAGATGAAGAAAAAACAATTCAAGATTTAGAAAAGGCAATATTTTATATTAAAGATGAAATTAATCGCTTAGAGGGAAAATACAATGTCAACTGAGACAGAATTAATTCAACACTTAGATGAAGTAAATAAGGTTGTTACAGAGTATCTTAAGGGTCAAGATCCAACAAAGATATCTAAAGAATTAGATATGCCAAGAACTCGTGTTGTTGCATTAATTAATGAATGGAAAGTTATGGCATCTGCAAACGATGCAATACGTGCTCGTGCCAAAGAAGCGCTTGCTGGTGCAGATACACATTACAGCAAACTTATTACAAAGGCTTACGAAGTAATTGATGAAGCAGGAATGACTAATAATCTTAGTGCAAAAACACAAGCAATCAAATTGGTTATGGATATTGAAAAATCTAGAATTGAAATGCTTCAAAAGGCTGGTCTATTAGAAAACAAAGAACTTGCGGAGGAAATGGTTCAAATTGAAAGACGCCAAGAAGTTCTTGTTGAAATACTTAGAGAGATTGCCTCAACTCATCCAGAGGTTCGTGATTTAATTATGCAACGCCTTTCTCAGATTGCCAAAGAGGGAGAAGTGATTACAATTGTCCACGATGTTCAATGATTTTTTAGAAGTATTAAAAGAAAATCAGTTTAATGAAAAGCCAGTAGATGTTAAAACATTTGTTGAGTCATCAGACTATCTTGGACAGCCTACTCTGTCAGCAATTCAATATGACATAGTAGAAGCAATGAGTCAGATATATAAAAAAGAAGATTTACAAGAACTTTATGGGTCAGTAGAAGGAGCCAGATACTATGAAAAATATACAAAAAACGAAATCATCTTACAGTTGGGGAAAGGTAGTGGTAAAGATTTTACTTCCACTGTTGCTTGTGCTTACATTGTTTATAAGTTACTTTGTCTCAAAGACCCCGCAAGATACTTCGGAAAACCAAGCGGAGATGCGATAGATTTAATTAACGTTGCTATTAATGCACAACAGGCTAAGAATGTTTTCTTTAAAGGTTTTAAAACAAAGATTGAAAAATCTCCTTGGTTTGCAGGTAAATATAATGCCAAGGCTGATAGTATTGAGTTTGATAAATCAATTACTGTTTACTCTGGACACTCAGAAAGAGAGTCTCATGAGGGTTTAAACTTATTACTTGCAGTTCTTGATGAGATTTCTGGTTTTGCTTCTGAAGTTGGAACTGGTAATGAACAAGGAAAAACTGCAGAAAATATTTATAAGGCATTTCGTGGATCGGTAGATTCTCGTTTTCCAGATCTTGGAAAGGTAGTACTTCTTTCTTTTCCTCGTTATCAAGGTGACTTTATTTCAAAACGATATGAAGATGTAATTATGGAAAAAGAAATTATAGAAAAAAAACATACTTTTATTATGAATGAAGACTTACCACATGATGATTTAAATAATCAGTTTGAAATTATTTGGGAAGAAGATCATATTATTTCTTATAAAGTTCCAAAAATATTAGCATTAAAAAAACCAACATGGGAAGTAAATCCAACAAGAAAAATAGATGATTTTAAACTAGCATTTTATACAGACTTAGGAGATGCAATGATGCGCTTTGCATGTGTTCCAACATATGCATCAGATGCCTTTTTTAAACAAAAAGAAAAGTTAGAAAAATGTATGAATATTAGAAATCCAGTAGATTCATTTAGAAGGTTTGATGCTACGTTTAAACCAGATCCAGAAAAAATATATTATATCCATGCTGACCTTGCACAAAAACACGATAAGTGTGCTGTTGCTATTGCACATGTTGACAAGTGGGTTAATATTCAGGTTATCAAAGATTATGAGCAAGTGGCCCCTATAGTTGTTGTTGATGCTGTTGCTTGGTGGGAACCAAGGGCAGAAGGACCAGTTAATTTATCTGAAGTAAAACAATGGATTATTAATTTACGTAGAGAAGGTTTTAATGTTGGAATGGTTTCTTTTGATCGTTGGCAATCATTTGATATTCAAAATGAACTACAGGCAGTTGGAATTAAAACAGAGACTGTGTCTGTTGCTAAAAAACACTATGAAGATTTGGCTATGATGATTTATGAAGAGCGTGTTGCTATACCAATGATCCCATTATTATTGGAGGAAATGTCAGAATTAAAAATAATGAAAGGAAATAGGGTTGACCATCCTCGTAAAAAATCAAAAGATTTAGCCGATGCTGTTTGTGGGGCAGTATTTTCAGCAATTTCACATACTCCTAAAAATAATAATACAGAAATAGAGATCCACACTTGGAGTTCTGCAACACGATTTGCGGAAAAACAGCAACGTATGGTAGAATTGGATAATCGGGAAATACCTAACGATGTTAAGGATTTTCTTGATAAACTAAACTTAATATAAACTAACAAGGAGAAAAATGAATTCATTTAAAAAGATTGCCACAGTCTTGGCTGCAGCCTTGACACTTGGCGTGATGTCGGCACTTCCGACACAGGCTACAGTCTATGCTGACGTTGTCACCATTGATGCAGTAGCGGATACAATTAATCCTGGTGAGACTGCAACAGCAGTAGTATCAGTATCATTTTTGGGAACAAGTATTGGAGATACCGTTTCGGTAATATCTGCAGTAATGTCTGCCCCATCTACTGTCAGTGTTCCACAGTTTGCAGTTACAGAAACATCTAGTGCAACAGTGGCACTATCAGCAGACACAAGAACAGCAGCAATTTCGCCAGCAACAAATACAACTGGTTATGTTACTGCAAAATTAACATCATCATTCCACGTACCTAGCGTTCCTGGAACATATGTAGTTAGATTTATTCCTACATTAACAAGCACATCTGGCTCAGTTACATCTGCTCCATTGACATGGACAATTACAGTTACTGCTCCAGATCTAAAAGCATCTCCTGCGTATACAACATCTATTCTTAATGCTGGAGAAACAATTTCAGCAACAACAGATGCTACCGTATATGCTTCAAGGGTAGTCTCATCTGATGCTGCAGCAGTTATTGTTTTAACTCAAAAGAACGCTGCTAATGGTTCTGCTTCAGAATCTATTACAGCAACTATTTCAGGTGCTGGTATGTTAGGACATGGCACAAACCATGCAACAATTACTGGTCTAGGTAGATCGTTAGTTATTCCTGCAGGAAGTTACATTGGAGTATTTTCTGATGGAACATCTGGTGTAGGAACAATTACACTTACTTCACAATCTGGAGCATTGTTAGCAACAGAAAAAGTAACATTTTATGGTGACATTGCTAGAATTGTTACAACTGTAAAGAAGCCAGTAATTGCAGTAGGTTCAAATGCAGATGCAATTTCTGCGGTAGCATATGATGCTGCTGGAGTAGTTGTTGGAGCAGGAACATTAACTGCTACCTCAAGTGATTTAACAGTAATTAGCAACTCAGCAACAAGTGCTTCAATTATAAATGGTGCAGCACTATTCTCTCTAACTGGTGTAAAAACTGGTTCAGCAGGTGTAGTTGTAAAGAGTGGAACAATTTCTGCAGACACAGCAACAGTTCGTGTTGAGGCTGCCATTGCTACAATTAAGTTGGCTTTTGATAAAGCAAACTATGTAGCAGGAGAACAAGCAACTATTACACTTTCTCCAGTTGATGCTACAGGTGCTGTACTATCTGGAAAGACATATGCTAACCTACTTGCTGCTGGTGGAATTACTACAAGTTATTCCTTTGGTGGATCAAGTGATACCATTACTGCAACAGCAGTTACAACAGATGCAAATGGTGTAAAAACTTATAAGGTTTTCATGCCACTAAGCGCTGGTACTGTAACTGTTTCTGCAACTGGTGGATCTGATCTTCCAACAGCAGGACAAGTTAAGGTTACTGCAACTGCAACAGTTACTGATTCAGCATCACAAGCACTTGCTGCTGTAACTGCATTAGCATTAACAATAGAAAGATTAAGAACTTTAATTACAACTCTTACAAATCTAGTTCTTAAAATTCAAAAGAAAGTAAGAGCATAACAAACTCCTTGTAAAATTGAGGGTAGATTAATTTCTACCCTCTTTTTTATTTAAAAAAATGGTATAATTGCTAATATAATTACACATTGGAGACCACCACTCAATTGAATAACCTCAAACGCAAAGTATTATTAACTTTGGGGGTAGGATTATTTTTAACAGTTTTTGGAATTATGGCACCAGATCATGCTGGTGCTACAGAAAATCAAGAACAAGTCGTTGTTAGCCCTGCTCAACAAGCAGTTAATACAGCCCTTGCAACGGCCACTACAGAGGTTCAACAGGCTATTGCAGCCACAGATACTGCCACAGCCACTATAGCAGTAGCAGTTGCTGAAAGGGTAGAGGCTCAGGCAGCGGTAGAAACATTAACCGCAACAGTCTCAATAGCACAATCAAACGTAGCCTTAGTAGACACAGCCACTGCATCAATTAATGCTATAAATTTATCTGTTACACCAATAGATCAAAGTTCGCAGGTAGTTCAAGATGCTAAAGATACTGTTGTTACAGCCCAAACCTCCATAAATAATATTGACACATCTACTGCACAGGTACAAATATCTGAAGCCGTTGCATCAAAAACAGCAGCAACAACAGCACAAGCCACCGCACAAACCGAACTAACTCAAGCCAATATTGCAATTGATAATGCTCAGACCGCAGTAAATAATTTACAAGCAACTATTGGAGCAAGCACAAATGTCCTTGCTGGCGTAGACGATGCTGGCATTAAAATGAATTTACCATTTAACTTATTAATGGGTAATACTTTATATAGCAATGTATTTGTCGGATCTAATGCAACAATTACTTTTGGAGTCAATGAAGGAGCAAATTATTATTCAACTCCAAATGCTCCATCAGTTTCTATTGCTGGATGGGATTGGACAACTTGGAGTACAGGAACAGGAATTACATATGCAACAACTGGTTCTAGTTTGGATATTGCCTGGGACTTAAGACCATTTCCACAACAAGATGCATCAACACAAATGGTTCAAATTAGATTTAATGCTGATGTTAATCCAAATAATGGTGCTTGGATGGCAAATGTAACTGCAGTCGGACCAATACCAGATCAAGCAAGATTTAATGTTAGAGAAACAACTAATGGAAATATTATTCCTATTGTGGATACAAATGTAGGGTCAGGATTTTCTGGACAAATAAGTCAAGGTCCTGCATTTACTCCAATTGTAGACACTAGTACAGCAACTGTACAAGCAGCAGTAGATGCAGCAAATGCTGTTATTACACAATTAAATCAAAGTCTTACTCCAGTAGTTGCTCAAAATACTACAAACACATCAGCAATAAATGCT